ATGAAAAATTTAAAAATTAAAAACTTAGATGAAAAAGATATTCAGAATTTGAAAAAAATCAAAATCATAGAGCTGGAAGAAATGAAACTTCAGGATTTGAAAATTCTGAAAATAAAAATTGAGACAGTTATTGAGAATATAGAAAAAGAATAAGAGCCATTAAAGGCTCTCATTTTGTTTTTTTTTTAATTCTGTATCTTTTTTCTTCCTTTCTAATTCAATTGCAAAAGCCTTTTTAAAATTTTTTTCAAAATCAGAAATATTATCTGATAATGCCATTACTCCCAGTAATTTTGAAATATGTCTATCTAACTCAGGAACTCCTATATCGACACTTAAAAACTGATGATGACGGTATAATCTATTGTTTGAAATAGATTTAGGGTTTTCTCTTTTTATATACTCTATGACGCTTTCTGGAAATAAATCATAAACATATTTCATTGTAAAAGAACCCGCATATCCTGGTCTTTTATTAGAATTCTCATCGTATTCCCAATTGTGTAACCTAAACATTTCCTTATAATACTGTTTTGGAAATCTTTTTTGCCATTTTAATAAATCTTCACCAATAAATTTAGCCAGCAAATTTTGCAATTCTTGTGCTTGTCTATCATTTTGATATCCAGTAGCTTCATCAATCAATGCTGTTATCCCAACCTTAGCTAATGCTCTCATTAAAATTAATGACTGCTCGTATAATGGTTCTTGTGCTGTCATTAATGCTTTTCTACTATGTGCTTCTATAAAAATATCACAAATAGCTGGTATAGTTTCTGCTTTATAACCTTTTACCACTCTTCCATTTTTTGATATGTATTCAACTTCTTCAAACACTTTTCGCAAATCTTTGTCTAAAAAAGCAATCAAATTTTTAGAAGTTATAAAATACGGGATAACGGTATTTTCATCTCTTTGACTACCTCTTCTTTGTTTTCCAAAAGTTTTGTATATACTACTTTGCGTTATGATTCTCTGTCCATTTTCTAAAACTGCACAACTAATGGAAGTGTCTCCTATAATCAATTTACCACTATGAGTAACTTTAAAATGTATTTTTTTCATTCTATTCCCTTCTAAAATAAGATTTATTTGATTATCATTCATATCATTATAGCAAAACGGCTATTTTTTGTCAATATATTTAAAAAATATTGTGACTTTTTTGTTCACAAAAAAAGATAGCCATTTCTGACTATCAGTTTATAAGTGATTTTATTTTAGCAACAAGTTCATTTTCAATTGATTCCATGTGCGTTTCCACAATCCTTGCAGCTTTTCCATACAAATCTTTTTCCTCGACACCTTCTCTTTTTAAATCGTCTAAGATATGCAGCAGTATCTCTTTTGTCTGTTCAAACTCATCTTTTATCATTTTAGATAATAACTTATAAGTAGTCTCCTCTATGATGTCGTGCATATCATTTTCAAAATTAATCATCTTGGCATCGAAAAACGTTTTGATTTCCTTGTTGATTACATCCCAGTTTTCTTCCAAGTGATTATTTTTTATATATTTTAATATACGTTTTTGAACTGCCCAACGCATATCCTGTATTTTTAGTATCAAAGCTATCTCTAGCCCTTTGCCTTTTAGAAAATCGTTGTTTAACTGATTTTCTAGTTTAGCTAAGACTGTTATTACTTTTTCCTGCTGCTCAAAAAGTCTTTTTTGCTGAGTGATATAAGTATGACTTATAACTCCCATTATACCCAGCTGAATTATTGCTTTTACTTCTTCAAAATTTATCCCCACATTTTATCCTCTTTCGCTGCTATAATATGTTTTTGTTCCCTGCTTTTTCCTCATCAAAAATTTGTTGCAGTATAACTTTTAAGTCAAATGTCTTTCTAGCTTCCTTTAAAACTTCTGTCAGAACTTCTTCACCAATCTCTTCTGCAAAGTCAGGAATCCATTTTCTATCAATTGATTTTTCTTTTTCTAATAGTTCTTCAAGTTTATCCCAGAAACCTTCATATACCTGTTTAAATTTTTCTGCTCCAGCTTTTCCTTTTGCGATTATTTCTGTTTTATAGATTAAAGTCTTTCCTAATTCTAAAATTTTACCTGTCAAATATATTTTAGCTGCTAATTTATCCATTTTTATCACTCCTATTTTCTTATTTTTTATCATTTCAATTTTAAGGTAGCTAACAAGCCCTTCAATCAATTTTTGCTTATTAGCTAACCTTTTATACTAAAATTATTTTTAACACTCGAATTAGGCTTATATCAAAGCCATTTTTAGTTATTATTCCAGTAATTTTTTACCGCCGCTACATAATATTTTGCAAGTTCTTTTTTTGTTGATTCTAACACTTTCATATCTTCTGAATTTGTTATGAATCCGCTTTCAACTATGACACAAGGCGTTACTGTTTTATATAACAACGTCCAGCCTCTATCCCCTCTTACACGTGGCAAGATTTTTCTATCTTTCAAATGTGTTGCTTCAATATTAGCTTCTTGTAAAAATTCCGCCAATTCTTTACTTTTTTTGGAAGTGTTCCAAAATAGCATTTCAACTCCGTTAGCCATTTTTTCAGCTGCATTAAGATGAAACGATAATGTTACATCGCCTTTATTTGCCAAATCATTAATCTTGTCTGGCAACTTTGAATAATAATCCTGATATACTATGATATAATCTACGCCTTGCTCTTTGCATTCAGGAACGATATAGTTGTTTACAAAATCCTTATTCCAAGCATGTTCCTCAAATCCATTAGCACAAGCCCCTGGATCTTTTTTCACTCCGCCATGTCCTACATTTAATATTACTTTTTTCATCTAAAACATCTCCTTTAAATAATTTTCTTTTCTATCTACTCTGTTAAGCCATCCAGGTAAAAATTTTTTCTGTGACGGCTTGTTTGCGGCTAATACTCTGTAATATCTTCTCTGCAAATCGTGATATTTTTCTAAAAATTTATTTTCATCAACTTCATTTAATGCAGCTAAGCTTTTTGTTCCTAAAATACCATCTACTCTTAAATCAAATCCTAGTTCATTTAAAGCAGCTTGCGCTTTTTTCGCTCCCCAAACTCCAGCATTTACTATGAAATCACATACTGATAATGCTATCTTATCTGATTTTAAAGTATCAAGCCCGTTTTTATGATAATATTTCTTATCATAAATATCTCTAGCAATAGATAAAGGCATATCCCTCATATGTCCAGTATAGCCATATTTTCTTGCTTCTTCTTCAATTATTCCATATTTTGTTTTTCCACCTTTGTCGTGTTTATCATTGCTATATCCACCTTCTACCATTAATAAATAGTCGAATATTCTTTCAAATCTGTCCATTTAAATCACTTCCCTTTTTTAGTTTCTTTTATATCTTTCTTAGCTTTCTCTACTGTTTCAGTTATCAGAACAATATTGTCCCCTTCAAGCATGGCATCTGTTACTTTTAATAGTTTTCCTTGCTCCATAATTTCGATTCCAATTAAATTTCTTATATCCATTTTCATTCCACCTTTCTTCCTAATAATTCCATATCTTTTAAATATCTGTATAATTTAGATGGACTAAACTCACTAGCTTTCAATGTCTTTAAATTGTACGTTAAGCTTTCATCCAACCCCTTGTTAATTAAATGTAAACATAACTCTGAACAAAAATATTTATCTTTATGTTCAATTCCCAGCTCCAGCAACTGGCTAAAGAATATTGCACCATAATCATAGCCCTTGCCTTTTAGTTTCATGAACTCTTTTAACACTGCAGGGATTTCAATATGGCTATCCAGTTCAAAAATATCCATATTTTCCTTATAGACAAAAGGCTTTATCCGTACCCCTCCTGGATTGCTGAGATACACATAGTCGTTATAGATAAATTCGCAATGGCTATATTTCCCTAATGTCCTTAGTGATATTAGAAATCCAATCAGGCTTTTTGGCTTATGAAATGATATATAAAGCTTATCTCTTTCAAGCTGCATAAAATACCTCCTAACCTTGCTTTATTTCATTTTCAAAAAGTTTGTTGTATTCAGCTTCTGCATTAAACTTTTTCAGTTCTTCTATAGATTTATTTAAAAGACTATGTGATAATGTTGTTTCAGCAACCATCGAGGCTGTCGTATGCTTTCTCATTATTTCAGACATTTCAATAAACTTCTGAACGCTTACATTTACATATTTTTCTGTTCCATTCTCGGTGTAAAATTTCCAGTTGCTGTATTCTGTCGACATTAAGTCAGTCATAACTTGTGCAAAATCAAGCTTCTGCCCTTTAGAAATTTTTCCCATAAGCCCAAGAATAAACCTTAGAACTAAAGAAAATAATATTTTGGTGATATTGCTTTGGTCTATTGTCCTGTTGCCTTGTAAATACTTTGTGCCTTCCACTTCAAACTCAAAAGGCTTTTTCTCCTTCTCGATTCTCAGTTCATAAAGCTCCTGTTTCAGTTTTTCAATCTTTTCTTCTTTTTTGTATTTGATTTCATTATTTTCAATGTATTCAAATTCAGATAATTCAACTGTCTTGATTTTTCCGTCCTCTATCAGCTCATTTTCATCAAGATTGCATTTTCCAGCTTTGTAAAGTTCCTCTTTTGTCGCCTCCCTCAAATCTCCGTTTTCTAAAACTGGGTTTTGATATTCTGTTTCGTTCCAGATGTGGTTTTCTGTATTCCAGTCTGGATAAAATATAGCTGGATTATTCTTAAATTCTTCCAAATTTGTGATTGTTGGTCTTGCTATTATTTCAAGACTTTTCTTGTCATAAATTACAACATTCATTAATCTTTTCCTCCTAATTTAAATATCTTTACCTAGCAATATAGTGCAAACTCCCTTTCAGCTCGTAGTGAGTCTTCCCATTTACTCCATATACATAAATTCCGTCACTACGAATTACTAACCTCGCGTTTTCTGTTCCAGCATTATTTCTGTTCATGATCGCGTGTTCTGTTTCACGAAAAAAGTCATCAGGAAAGAAATTTTCTTGGAAGTCGGCAATTTTAGTTCCGTCAGTCATGGCAAAACCACTCAAATTTTGAAAATAGACGAAAAAAGTAACTCTTTTTCCTAATCGAAAAAATTTGACCGTCCCGAGATTTGGATTGCTGGCTGAAATCGTTTGCCTGATTTCCAATAAATTTTCCACCTTATCCGAAATTGATTTATTGCTTATCGCTCTAAATTTTGCAGTATCATTATACGTAAGATTGTTATTCTCTATGCATTCATAGTACTTTTTGTTTGCAGTGTCATAATAGAACTTTCCTTTTTCTTTTCTGCCATAATCCTGTAAATTTCCTCCAAATTCTAGTCCGATTATTTCTGCTAGCCTTTTTCCCTCTAGAGCTGTATTTGCAGTAGTTCCTAACATTACTTTTCCTACTGTATCGTGAGTTGCATTCGGAACTTTTGTGTCAATTATATCTTTTATTTGTCTTAAATTTACTGTTCCATTTGCATATTCTGTTGCGTTCGGAACATTCGGAATTAATCCTTTTACAGCACTTAACGAGATTATTCCTGCTTTGTTTTCTTCTGCAAAATCTGTTTTTTTGATACAGTTATCCAAGTAAGAACTTTCAAAATTTTTGAATAGATTTATTACTACAAATTGACTTCCGTTGTAAATTAATTCGTATGTTTTGTTTGTATGAATGTCTCCAGCTTCTATTTGTTTCAAAGTTCCGTTTTGTTCTTTTAATAATGTATAATCGACATTATTTAATCTTAGCTTTGTTGTTGCATTTGTATTAGCATTATCTACTGTAATTCTTAATTTCAAGTCATTATTTAATCCAAATTCTGTCAAGCCTTCTAAATTGCAAATGTAATAATCAGTACCAGATCCAGTTGTTTTTGTTGCATTTATAGAGTGAACTAAGCTATTTTGCAGATTATTCATAATTTCAGCATTCAATGTAGTTCCAATTTGAGTAGCATTTTCTCTCCCTTTCCAGATGTGCCTATAAAGTCCTGTTCCAACATCACTTGCGCTCTCCACTTTATACACGTCTAAATTAGAACCAATCCAATCTTTTATTTTTTTTAACATTTATCTTACCCCTTCCTGTGTAATAACATTCATTCTAGCTAAATTGCTTTCATAACTCTTTTGTTGTAAAATTTCGTCATAAAATCCATCTTCTACTTTTAAAACTCTTGTAGTTCCGATAAAAGCTAAATTTGAAATATAGCTTGCTGTCTGAACTTTATATTTGAAATCTATTGTTATTTCTACACCCTTTGCTCTTATTTCAAGCAAAATATTTATTATTCCTTTTTTTGCATAAGTCGGTAATCTTTTGTTTAGAACTATATAAATACTCCCTGCTTTTTCTTCAAAATACTGTGTCTCATTTTTTCCATTAAAGTTCCCATTTTTTATATTTATATCTTTTTCATTATTTTTGCTTTTTACAATACCTTCTTCAAAAATAAATACATTCTGTTCATAATTTTCAATTATTATTTTCAATACACTTATTATTGTTTCAAAAGTAGAATTTTTACTTTTTCTAGATAGTTCAGCAAGTATTCTTCTTCTGTACTCTTCATCGTTTTCTCTTAAATTTCTATCGATGTTAAATGATGTCCCAAATTTATCTAAAGCATATCCTTTAGCCTGCATAATATCCAAAGATTTTAATAGTTCGTATATTCCTTTACTTGCCTGCCTTATTTCTTCTAAATAAAGCTCTAGCAAAAAATAGTTATTACTTTCCCTATCTCTTTTGTACATATGCGGAAACTTGCTGATTATTTTATCTGTATACTCTTTGCTATCTTTATACATAAAGTACCTCAATATTATTTTCATTTATTTGAAATTTTTGACCCACGGGAACATTGAAAACTTTATCAAAATTTTGGGTTGCAACATTAGATTCTGTTAATCCCATTTTTAGATTAATTTTTCTTATGTCGTCAATTCCTAAAATTTCTGAATATGTTTTTAGATAACTAATAGATTCCCCTGTCCTAAGATTATTAATATAGTTCAATATCTCTTGCTTTATTTGTGGTGTCCAACGGTTATCTCTTTCATCAGAATTTTTTGTTTCTAATACTTCGACTTTAATTAATAACGTACTGTATTTAATAATGTTGTACGTTATTTTTCTTTCAAACATATCTCTTTTTATTTTTTTTTCAAACGTTTGTGCATTAGAATCTGCGAGTGTTAATATTCCATCCGCTTTCAAATCCAGTATAGTTTCAAAAATTTTGTTATCAGGAGTTCCTTCAAGAAATATCTTAATAGTCCCAGCTTCTGTTGACGGCTCTGTTTCGGGATCTAATATTAATACATTTTTTACATTTTCTAATGCCATAAGTCCGTTGTATAACGCGGAATGTGTTGCAGTCTGTTCGATGGTCTGTTTCCTTTTCAATCTAGCTCTGTAAAGGCTATCACTTTCGTCATCTGCTCCACCTACTACATCAACATCATTTGTAATTTTAGCGACTCCACTATATTCCGTTGTAAACGAAACATCACTTGTAATATTGCTTTCATCTCCAATTTCAACTGCTTGAATAAAGCCTACTCCGTAATATTCGTTATTATCCAGTTTATCTAATGTAACGTTAGATAATAATCTGTATTCTTTTTCAGCATATTTTATAATAGTTTGTGCTGGTATAACTCTATTCTTTTCTCCTGTTATTTTTACCTGTCCAGTTGCATATGCTCCTGGATTTCGTGGAGTTCTTAATAAAGTCCCAAAATAGTCTAAATAAATTCCAGTTGCTGTATTTAAATTCATTTGATTATTAAAGTCTAAAAGTTCTTCCCATAACTTTGATAGCTCAAATCCGATTGCTTCTGAATGAATACCTTCAGGAGTATTAAAATCTAAAGTATATTCATTGTCCTGCAGTCTTGCCTTATACCGTTTTTCTATATCTTTCATAATATCTGAAAAACTTTTTAATACAAATCCTGTATCCGTTACTCCAAAATCCATTATTCCTCCTTTCCTAAATTACTAAAGTTTTTCCGTTTTTTAACAATATTTGAACATCAAAATTATAATTTCCAGTTCCATTTTTAAAATCACTTTCAAATTTTGTTATTTCTGCTACATCTTCATCCACTAAAATAGTTTCTTTTACTTGAGTTTCAATATTGAACTTTTCCAGCAAGTTTCCTATCTGTCCGTTATTTTCATTTTTTTTAATCCAGTAAATGCCTTCGTTCTTATGCAAAAACCATTCGTTAAAGAACAATCTCAACTTATTCTCAAGCCTTAACCTTATTTTTTCTATTTCAGAACTTAATACTATATTTTTGCCCATTACAACATCGATTTCTTTGTTGTCGTCTTTTTGGGTTTGCCAACTTTCTAGACTTTTCATATCAACTGCCTTTCTAAAAAAATTGTAACAAAAAAATCACAGCTAAATTAATAACTGTGATTATTTCAAAAATTTAAAAACTTGGTACATTGATTTTTTTAACTTTTCTGTATCTTCTTCATCTAAGGTGTATCTTTTACTCCCATAAATTCTTCTTATGTCAATTTCCCTTATCTTCCTTATTTTTATAAAGGCTTTTTTGTAAGTAGGATTTTGCTGATATTTGGTACAATCTATAGTGAATCCACCTTTATATTTTTTACTTTTTTTCTTGCTAGTCATAGGTGCGACTAACAAAGTTTTGTCCTTATCAGACATTTTTGACAATATTAATCCGTAATGCTTACCTGATAATTCTCCGCCTTTATTTTTTTGAAAATCTACCAGATAAACTCCTAAAACTTCGTATTTCATAGCATCTCCTTTAAAAAAATTAGGCATATCATAAAGATACGCCTGCTGTAGTCCTTAACGAATAAGGCTCTGTTTATCCTAGGAAGTCTTATCCTTAACGAATAAGGCTTTCGACCTATCTCTATAATACTATTTTTAATACAAAAAGTCAACTATTTTTTATCACAGTTATTATATTTAATTGTAATTGTCCTTATTTATACCCTAATCCAACGGCATACCGCCATTAGTATGAGTTAAGAATGATTTCCCGCCAATTGTAGCGTCTCCACTCACTTCTAAATCACCTTTAATGCTCACTGCTCCGCTTATATTTATAGAGCTGCCTTTTATGCTAACTCCACTATCATTTATTGTTACAAGTGTTCCGCCGTAAGCAATATAGAAGTCGTTAGATACATTCTTTTCTGCATCACTTGTTATTTGTCCAACCACAATAGCATTGTTTATATCGAATTTAGCACTAGAGTTAGGCTCACAAGGTTCGGAAGCATTTCGTGCATTGAATGTATCGTGCTGACAAAATGCCACTAAAACTTTATCATTTACAGACAACGGAGCATTTATTTTGCATTTGCTACCCCAAAAAATTGGAGCAATCGGCACGTTTTCGATTATTTCTACTTCATCACGAGTACCAAAAAGTTCAGGAATATCAAGCATTTGTATGCTGCAACTCATATTTGAATTGTCTACTTCCACAATTTTTGCTATTGCAAAAGTATTTAAATTGTCAAAACTTCCGTTTATCATATTTTCGATATGATCGCCTACTGTCTTTTTTCTCACTTCTTACCTCCTACTCCGTATTGTTTTACAATTCTGTCCCAGTCTTTTTCTTTTTTTTCCGCGACTTTTAATATTAGATTTTTTTGCTACCTTTTTTAGTATCTTTAGTTTTTTTATCTTTTCTACTTTCTTTTTTGTTACTATTTTTATTCTTATTTTTTTCGCCTTTCTTTTTCTTTTTAGACGCCTTTTCATTCTTACCATTTTTACCTGTAACAATCTCAATTTCATTAGCCTTTTTAGTTTCTTCATCATCAAATTTAGTTTTAATTTCCAATTCTGTGTAGGCATCCGTTTTAAAATTCATTACGTGCTTACCTTTTGTAATTAAATACTCCCCTTTAATTTCGAGTTGTTCAAAAGCCTTTTTCAAATCAAGATTAACCTTAAAGCCTTCCTGGAATCTGTGGTCAAATATCGCTTTCAAAGTATAAGTTCCGTCATTTTCCTTGACATCTTGAAATCTATTTGGATCAAATTCTAAAACACCTCTATTTATCTTGTCTCTTGGCTGAAACGTTACAACTCCGTTTGTTATAAAGAAAACGCTTTTCGTATCTTTTGCCAGTTCCTTGAAAATATGCTTGACATTATTATGTAGAGTTTTGCCGTCCTTATAATCAATATCTTTTCCAAGCTCTATTTTCCCAGCCTTTAATTTATCCAGCTTTGATAAAATAAGTTTTATAATCGTACTCGCCTTAGTTCCTTTTCCAGCTTTCAAATTGATTTTTGTATCTTTGTATTCATCGTTATAAGTGTTGCAAGTTATCTCAAATTTCTTATCAGCATTGTTCCAGCTGCCTTTCAGACTTTCGATAATACCTTTATAGATAACTCCAATATCTTTATTTTCACCATCATTCCAATATCCAGCTTCAATAACTACTTCCACATCTTTTTTTAATTTCTTAATCATTTCATCTGTCAAGTTGTAAATAACTATTTTAGCAATATTCGTGCTTTCGGTAATGTCAAACTCTGTTTCTATCTCGAAATCAGGTGAGGAATCAATGCCATTTTCAACCTGAAATCTCTCAAACTCAATTTCTTCCGTTTCGCTTCCATTTTTAACTTTAAAAGTTACTTTTGCATATCTGTCCCACAAAATATAATAACTGCTGTTATTCTCGTTGCTCTGCATATTTTCTGTATTTTCAGCCATTAAACCACCACCATAATATCCTGTAATACTCCAGCTGTTTCTGTTGTAAATTCAACATCAAAGCCGTTTAAATTGATTGGTAAAGCTATCATTTTAACGTTCGGAAATTCCTTATATCTTCTTCTGCATATCAGAAATAAATCTTCATAAGTGTTAATCCGTTGTCCAATATGCAAGTCCTCGTTATCAGTCTTTATATCCAAATACCAGAGCCCATTTATATTGTAAATGCCCAATGTTGTTACGAGTGTTTTTTCTCCATCATCAAGCAAGATTCTGTAACTGCTTTTACCATTTTTCTTATACGAGATATCAAAATTATATAGCTTTTTCACTTCATAACATCTCCCATCCTTGTATCGTTTGAATATCTTTCACTCATTGCGTCGCTTGGAATTTGCAATTCGGTCTCTTTATTTTGAATACTTGTTTCAGGAACATATACTCCCGTAGTTGTTTTTCCATCTGTTGTAGTAAATTTAAGCAAGTTTATTTCTTTTAAATTTATTGATACTTTCATACTTGTATAACTTTCATAATTTTCAGAATAGCTTACACTTGTAATTGCAAGAGGTGCATAAATCTTATCGAACTTAGTATACATAAACATTGTGTAATTTCTTTTTCTTGATTCTTTTACAAGTTTTTCAAGTTCATCTTTCCATTCTTTACCATGCAAAATTACTTCGATTTTTAACGTATACGGATTTACAAACATATTTTCGTTAAAATTATCTTTCAAATACGACTTATACCCCGTTATTTCATTGTCTTGACTATAATCAGTCGAGAGAACCAAAAGAGGTATAGTGCCTAGAAATCCGTTAGGCTTCACACCGAAATATTCCAAATACATTTTTTCTAATTTATCTCTCATTGTTTCAAACTCGGTAAATTTTGTTTTTAGAAAATCCATTACTTGCATTCTATACCCCCTTTACACTATTCCTAATTTTTCAAGTTCACGCTTTAATTCCTGCAACGTTTCATCAGTTCCGTTTACGTTGAATACAAATTTATTATTATTTGTAACAACTGCTCCTGCTTCTTTTGCACCGCCACGTGTATTTTTCTTAATAGATTTTAAGTTATTTAACATATCAAGAGTTGTCGTATTTCTCGCAACCATAGACCCGTTAGGCAGCCAAATAGCTTCATCTCCATGTTCATCAATAGTAGTCATTCCACCGCCACCTTGAGCTTGAAAGTTATTAGTTCCAACTGCTTTGTGGAAATAATTATACACATTGGAAGTTTTAGGTAAATTTTTATTATGTTTAAATTGGGATTTAGCCAAAGAATTATTATAAGCGTTATTGTATGCTTTAAGTCCTCTATCAATTGTGTGTCCAGGCATACTATTTAGAATATTTTTACCCATTCCTACAACATTTCCACCAAATCCTTGTAAATGGCTACCTACACCACTCCAATTTAAATGAAGCAAATCATTAAATGCTCCTATTAAATTTTTAACCGCTCCAATAGCATTGTTTATAAATCCGATTATATTTGAAATAGCACCACCGACTACAGCCGATATTCCAGCCCAAATTCCATCTATAATGGCTCTTGCTGTTTCGTGTTCGCTATACAACCTAATCAAACCTGCTACAAGCATTCCAAATGGTCCACCAATAATAAGACCTACAACCAATTCAATATGATCTTTTATAAAATTCCATGATTCTTCGACAATCGCTTTCAGTTCAGGATTTTTATTCATCAAATCTGTAAAGCCTTGTCCTATTTGTTGCAATACACCTTGTATAATTCCACCAACTGTTGTGAATAATGCTTGAATTTGCATCCAGACTTCATTAACACCAGTTCTAAAAGTTTCATTTTTATTGTATAAATCTACTAACCAAAAACCTATAAGTATAATAGCTCCTATTATAATCATTGCAATAAAGACATATGGATTCATTGCAGCGGCAGCATTAAATGCATTCTGTGCAGCGGTTAAAGCCCACAAGATACCAACTCCAAATGCTAATCCTAAGAAAGCTCCGCCCCAAATTTTCACTTTTTCTTTATTTTCATCAACCCATTTGGACATTTCCTGAACTTTTTCAGTAAATTTATCCACATTTTCCTTAAACGATTCCAATTTCTGTTTCACTTCATCAGCAGTCATTCCCCATATTTTAGTTTTGTCTTTTGCATCTTCTGATTTTGTACTAAAGCCAAATATTGCACCAATAACAGCCATTATTAAATCTCCAATTGCTCCTAATGCAGCACCTAGACTTTGCAATGCCGATTCCCAAACCTTGCTCACATCAGCATTTTCCTGCAAATAATCCTGCCATTGCTTAAATAGATTGAATATCACTACCAATCCAATAGCTAACAGTCCGTATAAAACCATTTTAAATAAACTTACACTTGCAATAGCTTCCTTTATTCCTGTTACAAATGGTCCAATACTTGCTTTTAATTTTTGAAAAACTAATTCTCCGACAACCAATGCTCCCAAAACAGAAACTAATTGTAATAACCAAGGGGCTTTTTCAGCAACCATTCCTATTGCTTCAGCAATTCCCATAAACAGTCCTGCAACTGGAACTAATAAAGGTTCTAACGAATCAAATACCGCTGCAAACGTGCTTGACATTGTTCCCATTAAAGTTTCAACTGCCCCAGCACTTCCCTGCATCATAAACTTGCTTAATTTCTCAGCCGCTCCACTACTATTTTTTATTTCGTTTTGAAGTTTTTTTAAGTCTTCGATACTTCCGTTTAGCAAAGTATTTACTGCTCTTCCACCTTGTACTCCAAAAATAGATTTTAAAACTCCAGCCTTGTCAGCATTTCCCATTTTGTCAGTTACACCTTTTAACCTTTCCAGAATAGAAGTCATATCCTGTAAATTTCCTTTTTCATCCGTAACTTTACCAATTAAACCTTCCAGTTTTCCACGCTTTTTAAAATCTTTCATACTTTCAAACATTTGATTTAATCCTGTACCCGCAGTGGAACCTATTAGTCCATTATCATTCATTTTACCAAGCATTGCATAAACCGTTTCTAGTGGAACTCCTAACGCTTTTCCAGAAGCCCCGACATATTTAAAACCTTCAGCAAGTCTTGGCAAATCTGCCGCAGTATTTTTAGATGTAACAGCTATCATATCAGTTACTTTCTTTGCTTCTTTTGCTGATAACTGGTAAGAGTTCATGTGCATTTTTACCATTTCAAGTGCCGGTGTAATATCCGAATTAAATGCTTGTGCCAAATTTGAAGCAGCAGGAATAATTTGTTTCATTTCGTCTTTTTTTATTCCTAAAGTCGCTCCTGCATTTATAGCTTGTGCAACATCTAGATTATTAAATTTGGTTGCTCCACCAACCTGCTTTGCTAATTTCCTATATTCTTTTAAATCTGTTCCGAAACCTCCAGTCTTAGCAGAAGCACCTCGTAATTCATAATCAGTTTGTCCATATTCCTGCAATGCTTCAGCACCAGCCTGCGTAATAAAGCTTCCAGCCTTATACAATGCTCCATCACGAACTTTATTTAAAAGTCCTTTTACTCTTTTCATAGCATTGTCAGCCCCTTTTGCAACATTTTTTAAAGGGTCTTTGACTGATTTTCCAACCGCTTCTTTTGCTTTGTTTAATTCATCCATTTTCTTTTTAGCAGATTGTGTGTCTTTTTTTACATTTTCCAGTCCACTTTTTACAGTCTTGCCAGTTCCAAGTGATTTCATCATATCCTGTGCCATTTTAAGTTGTGATTTTAATTTATCTCCTTGTGAATGCAAATGTTTCTGCATGTGCTGAAGCTGTTTGTTAAAATTATTTAAAGTAACTTTATCCAATGCCTTAGCTAGCCTTTCAGCTTCCTTTTGCATAGACTGTATCCATTGCTTTGCGTTCTTGTCTTTTATAACAAATTCTAACTCATAAGTAACTCCTACTCCGCTAGCCATTTTATCTTCCTTTCTTCATTTTATTTTGTTCCCGCTCTTTTATTTTCTGTATTTCTGTATCATAGAAACACATCTTTAAAAATGTTTCAAATTCCTT